GAGGAGCACACCGGCTTCGAGCGTGAGACGGCCCCGTCCGTGAAGTCGCTCCCCAAGCGCAAGAACACCCGTTCGTCGTTCACCGACGGCAACAAGTCTGTTTCGAAGCAGGGCGACGGTTCGGCAGCGCTGAACAAGGACTTTGCTGGCAAGAAGCAGGGTTAATCGGCAAGATCAGGTTGCAATACGAACATGATCTTGACTGAAAAGCTGTCGTACGATCAAGCCGGAATTGTCGTCGAAACAGCCGATCCAATCAAGGAGGGGGGACAACGCCCCCTCTTCATGAAGGGTATCTTCATTCAGGGCGGTATTCGCAACCTGAACGAGCGTGTCTATCCGGTTCCGGAGATCCGCGGCGCCGTTGATCACATCAACAACGTCCTCACAAAGGGTGAAAGCGTTCTCGGCGAATGCGATCACCCTGAAGAACTCACGATCAATCTCGATCGCGTCAGCCACATGATTACGAACATGTGGATGGACGGGAACGCCGGATACGGAAAGCTTCAGATCCTTCCCACTCCTACCGGCAACATTATTCGAACCCTGATTGAGGCCGGCGTCAAGCTCGGCGTCTCGTCCCGCGGCTCCGGTAACGTCAATGAGCGCGGAGAAGTTTCAGATTTCGAGATGATTACGGTCGACGTCGTCGCCCGTCCTAGCGCCCCGAATGCTTATCCCAAGCCAGTATACGAGGCGCGTAATTCCAAGCGTGGTCGCATTATCGAAGATCTTGCGTCCGCTGTTTCACACGATCCCAAAGCTCAGAAGCATTTCCATAAGGAACTCCTGAACTGGATCCACAAGCTTTAATCACCAGAGGAGTTGATCTGATGGACAACATTTTTTCTAACATTCTGGGCGAAGGAGCACTTCCTGAGGAAATGCTCACGTCGCTTCAGGAAGCATTTGACAAGAAGGTCGCGGAAGCCCGTGAGGAGGCCGAAATGGCCATCCGTGACGAGTTCGCGGCCCGCTACGAGCACGACAAGGCCAACCTCGTCGAGGCCATGGAGCGCATGCTCACCGATGTCATCACCAAGACGGAGACCGCCAAGGCTGATGAACTCGCCAAGCTGCACGAGGCCCGTCTGAAGCTGGAGTCGGCCATCACCGAGTCCAAGGCTCTCTACAAGAAGAAGATCCGCGAGCATCTCGATCTCTCGCAGTCGTTCGTCACCAAGCAGCTTGCCAAGAACATCAAGTCGCTCACCGAGTCGAAGAAGAAGTTCAACACTCGGAAGCGTCAGCTTGGTGAGTCCTTCGAGGCTGTCAAGACCGAGCTTCTGCACGATCAGGCCGCCCGCATCAAGAAGATCGACGAATTCGTGGTCCGTCAGGTCAAGCGCGAACTCGAAGACTTCGAGGTCGACCGTCGCGCTCTGAACGAGCAGCGCCTCAAGCTCGTCACCGAGTCCAAGGCCAAGCTCAAGGAGACCCAGACCCGCTTCGTTCGCGAGTCCGCCCGCAAGGTCGAGGCCCGCATCAACGAGTCGCTGAAGCGCGAGATGGTTCAGCTTCACGAGGATCTGGAGCGCAACCGTCAGAACTCCTTCGGCCGCCGCATCTTCGAGGCCGTCGCTGCCGAGTTCATGACCTCGTACCTCGCTGAGGGAACCGAGATCCGCAAGCTCCAGCACGTTCTGGAGAGCACCAACCAGGAACTGGCTGCCGCTAAGACGAAGCTCTCTGAGCACGTCGCCGCTGCCGAGGCTGCTGACCGCAAGGTGAAGCTGGCCGAGCAGAAGGCTGCCCGCACCGCCATCATGACCGAACTGCTCTCGAACCTCCGGGGCGAGAAGAAGCAGGTCATGGAGAGCATGCTGGAGACGGTCAAGACCGACCACCTCCGCGCCGCGTTCGACCGGCTCCTGCCTGTCGTCCTCTCTGAGGGCAAGCGTTCGGCCCCGGCCGAGAAGCGCCCTGTCCTGAGCGAGAAGCCCGCTCCGACCCGTCGTCTCGTCTCGGTAACCGGTGACAAGAACCCCTCTCCTCTGCGTGAGGGCGTCGAAATCGCCGAGGATCGCGAAAACGGCACAGAAATCGGGGCTATTGTACGCCTTGCCGGTATTCGTAAGTAAATAATATCGGAATTCAATTCTTTCATTCTTTGTCTTTGATCATTTCAAGACAATCGTTTTAGGAGCCATTTTTAATGAGCAAGCTTTTTGAGTCCCAGTGGAAGGCCACGAAGTCTGCCCTTCTCGAAGGTCGTGACCTTACCCACAACATGGATGGTACCCTCAACTCCACCAAGAAGAAGATGATGGAGACCATTCTCGACAACACCCGTCGTCACCTGATGGAGAATGCGACGGCTGGTGCGACAAATGCGTCGAACGTTGCCACTCTCAACAAGGTCATCCTGCCGGTTATCCGTCGTGTGATGCCGACCGTTATTGCGAACGAACTGATCGGTGTGCAGCCGATGACGGGTCCGGTCGCTCAGATCCACACCCTGCGTGTCCGTTACGCCGACACGGTTCCGACCGATGGTTCGGGCGTCACCGCCGGCTCCGAGGCTCTCTCACCGTTCGACATTGCTCGTTATTACAGCGGCAACCAGAACGTCACGACCCCGAAGGCCAACACCACTGCGGCTCTCGAAGGTCTGCCGGGCAAGCGCCTGTCGATCCAGATCCTCAAGGAAGTCGTTGAGGCGAAGAGCCGCAAGCTCTCGGCTCGCTGGACCATTGAGGCTGCTCAGGACGCCAATGCTCAGCAGGGCATCGACATCGAGGCAGAGATCATGGCCGCTCTCGCTCAGGAAATCACCGCCGAGATCGACCAGGAAATTCTTGTTTCGCTCCGCGCTCTTCCTGGCGCTCCGACCGCTGTATTCAAGCAGGACACCGTGACCGGCACCCCCACCTTTATTGGTGACGTTCATGCCGCGCTCGCTATCCTTATCAACCGTCAGGCTAACCTGATCGCTTCCCGTACCCGCCGCGGTGCTGGTAACTGGGTCGTCGTTTCCCCGACCGCTCTGACGATCCTCCAGTCTGCGACGACCTCCGCGTTCGCCCGCACCACCGAGGGCGTGTTCGAGGCCCCGACCAACACCAAGTACGTTGGTACCCTCAACAACTCGCTCCGCGTTTATGTTGATCAGTACGCTCAGGACAGCACCCCTGTTCTCATCGGCTACAAGGGCAACGAGATGGACGCCCCGGCGTTCTACTGCCCGTACATCCCGCTGACCTCGACCGGCGTGCTCATCGACCCGAACACCATGGAGCCGGTCGTGTCGTTCATGTCCCGTTACGGCTATGTTGAGCTTACGAACACTGCTTCGTCGCTTGGTAACGCAGCAGATTACCTCGGGCTGGTCGGAATCGACACCTCATCTTTGTCGTTCATTTAATCAGTTATTTCAAACGCTTAGCGGATTGGGCGGCCATAAGGCCGCCCTTTTCGTTTGGGGTGTCTCCATGAGTCGATGCGGTATTGGCAGTTTCAAATTGACTTCCCCGTTCATGGCCCTCATAGTGAGGGTATGAAGAACGATCTCGTTGCACTTATCGAAAAGGTCGGGCTCAAGCACTACGCCCGCAGTCTCACGAAGCGGGCGGATTTGCACGCTTGGGTTATGGAGCAGACCAAGCACCTCACGCCCGATCCGACGCTGCCCGAGCGGGTCTACTACATTCTGAACGGCGATCATCGTATTTGCCAATACGGGAACCCGAAGATCTTCAACACCCTCGATAAGGGGTATCGCTTCTGTTCGGCATCCTGTCGCTGCCGCCGCGAGGAGCAGGCCCGCAAGATGCTCAACCACCATGCAGAACTTCCTCCCGAGGAGCGCGAGCGGCGTGTGGAGAAGCAGCGCGAGACGCTGAAGGAAATCCATGGTGTCGAGAACCCCATGGATCTCCCTGGAGTGAAGGAAAAGATCAAGACGACAAACCGCAAGCGCTATGGTGGCGACCACCACATGGTCTCGGAGGAGGTGCGCACGAAGATCCGGAACACGAACCTGGAGCGTCGTGGCGTGGCGCACCCGGCCCAGGATCCCGAGGTGATGGCGAAGGTGCGTGCAACCAATCTCGAACGGTATGGCACTACCCATACGATGGATCGGGCCAGGGAGGCGTTTGCAACGGCCCATGGCGGCCTCAATCCGTTCCAGGTACCCGAGATCGAGGCGAAGCGCGCAGCAACCATGTTGGCCCGCTATGGCGTTTCTCGCGCTCTCTGCAATCCAGAGATCATGGCGCGGATGACCGCCTCGTTCCAGGCGAAGCACGACGCCACGAACCCGATGAAGATCCCGGAGGTGCGTGAAAAGCTTCGCCGGAACTATCAGGAGAAATTTGGTGTCAATAGTGCCTCGCAGAGGCACATTCCACCAGCCATCCTCGCGATCCTGGCTGACCGCGAGCAGTTCGATGCAGCACGGGAAGGGAAAAGTCTCCGAGAGACGTCGATCCACCTGGGGGTGAGCTACACGACCATTCAGCGCGCCTACGAGCGGTTCGGTATCCCGATCCCCCGCTCGTCCTATGAGGATGAGTTACTGGGATGGCTTCAGAACAAAGGCTTCGCCGTCAAGAGCGCCGACCGCATGGCGATCAAGCCGTTCGAGCTTGATCTCCTCATTGAAGAGAAGAAAGTGGCGATCGAGTTTTGCGGTCTGTACTGGCATGGTGAAACGTTCAAGATGGATCCGCTGTACCACCTCAACAAGGTAGAGGAAGCGGAGAACGCAGGCTATCGACTGGTAACGATCTTCGAAGACGAATTGGTGGACCACCGTCACGTTGTGTATTCGAGGCTGGCTGCTATCCTTGGAATTGGGGAACGCGGGATCGGTGCTCGATCATCGACCATCAAGCCGATCAAGTCGCAAGATGCATACGATTTCTTTGACAAGTATCATGTTCAGGGTGGTGTGTACGGAAGCCACCAGTATGGTGCGTTTGATGGCGACGAGATGATCGCCTGCATGAGCTTCTCAAAGCCTCGTGTGGCTCTGGGGCGCAAGGAAGGGTCGATGGAACTCCTCCGGTACGCCACGGACGGCCGCATGCATCCTGGTATCGCCTCTCGCCTGTTCAAGGCATTCCTGCGAGACGTGGATCCTATCTCGGTCATGTCGTATGCGGATCGACGCTGGTCCGATGGCGGCCTCTACCGGGCTCTCGGCTTCACAGAATTGCGGCCCACCGCCCCGAACTATTGGTACGTTCATCCGTCCCGGATCAAGCGGTATCACCGCTTCAATTTCCGCAAGGATGCTCTGATCCGTGAGTATCCGGAGATGGCCGACATGACAGAGCGCGCCATCATGACGGAATTGGGCTACTATCGCATATGGGATTGTGGTCATTTCCGGTTCGCTTGGAATAAGCCGTGACTATATACAGGGATGAGACCAACTGTTACGGGCTGGCTGATCTGCCGGCCGTCAGACACTGGGGGCTGGTGCTTCCTCGGTAGCGTTTGTGGGATGCTCGGCTTCACATCGAGCGAATGGGCGATCCGGTTCGATCGGCAAACCGATGCGGAGAACATGCTGATCGCACTCCGCGCGGTTCTTCCTGATCTGTTTGATGGAACCGAGGAGACCGTAGAATTGGCTTGGTACTGACCATTAAGACCTAAATAGATGGAATATTTGGGTTTTCGTATGTCAACCATCCGTCATTTCATCAATATCATCGAATCTGTTGAAACCGTTCTGCTGGAGGGGCGCGATGCCCCTCTGTACCATCAGATGCATTCGGAAAAGGCCAAGGAGGTCTTTACGGTTGATGCCTTGATGGCCCGAAAGGAGCCACAAACGTTGTGGGCCTATGATGGCGGGCAGGATCCGGCGCAAGCGCCCGGCGAAACGTCGGAACGGCCATACCAGAAGAGCGCATACTATGGTGGTCTTCAGGCTCTGTACGGGAATTCATTCACGCGCAACCCTCGGCTCGATCTCACTCAGGGTGGCGGCTACGGTCGGAAGATTGTCAGCCTCTTCATCGGTATGTGACTTCGATCATAATCCTGTTTGGTAAGAATGAGATTACCGGCCATAAACTGAAGCAGGTCAAGAGCACAGGTGTTCTGGATTACATCAGGCGGTGGAATATTCCACTTCTGTGGAAAGACGGCAGCCCAGTAACGGCCGATGACTTCAAAGCGCGTAGTAAGAAGGCCGCCTGATCATTTTGACAACCAAGCCTTTGCCGGATACGATCACAGAAATTCATACGTGATTGTTTCATTCATGCTCAAGTCTGTTACTTCGATTTTCCTCTACACGGTGTTCATCCTGATGACCGTGTTCTCGATCGTGCTGGCGGTGGCCGGCGACTACATGGGCTCGATGTTCTGGGCATCGTGTCTGCTGCTGCTTGCAATCCATTCCTGATCCCTTTGCTAAGACGTTCGCATCCTAAATAACGGATGTTGATGCGAGACCTCATTACGCTTTGCGAGCAGGCAACGTCGGATCTTTGGTATCACGGGACTTCGGAAGCATTCGATGATTTCGATTTGGATCAATCCATTCGCCAGGGTGTTTGGTTCTCATCGTCTTCAGTAGAAGCACGTGCCTTTGCCTGTGACAAAGCACGCGTGCCGCTTCACAATCCACGGAACGTTCCTCTCCAAATGATTGTGGCGCGCTTGAACGGCCGCATTAAGACGCTCGATCTCCTTGCAATGGCACAGGAGATCGCCGATCAGATTGGTGTGCCTGCTCCGAATGATTGGGACGAGGCCAAAGACATCATTATGTATGGTGACACACAGGGCGATATGATCGACGAGGCGAAGGCCGAAGGCTTCGACGCCGTTCGGTTCACGGGTATCGCGGACAATGCGCTCGGGATCGAGGCCGACCAAGTCGCGGTCATGAACCCGGCGATCATCCAGGTCGTGGACCGCAAGACTGTCACCTAGCTTTGAACGGCCACCAGGAGCCCGTAGACACTCGTTCGCCGGCACCAGCCATTCACGTGGCCGTGGTTGTTCGAGATCTGGATCTCCTCGCCACGGACGGCTGAGACCAGATGCAGGTACTGCTGGCCACGCACCTTGCACAGAACGATATCGCCGGGCTCAAGCTCGTGAGCGCCAAGCGGCGCGACCGTGCAGAGATCGCCACTGCGGATCCTGGGGGTCATGCTGTGCCCACGTGGGCGGAAAGAAATTGTCTCACCGGCCTGGAGCCGGGCAATATGACCAGTAGCCCATCCCATTGTTGAAACGTTCCTTATGAAATTTCACTATCGCAATGCAGTCCCCGCTGTAGCACTCCATCCGGACGATCCGCTATTTGATTTTTTGGAGAACTGGCAGAAGCAACGCATGCTCGCGAAGCTCTCTGGAGAGCCGGATGTGACGATCTCCTGGGACGACGAGAACCTGAGAGCCATGATTACGCGCTATGAGATCGAGGCTCTGCGCTGTGTCAATCTTCTGCACAACTATTTTTGCCTCGACTCATCATCGTTGTACATGATGTTTGTCCCGAACACATGGGTACTTAGTGAGCGATACGAAGATCTCGTAAGGATCCGAGAGGGTTGTCCGGCTGGGTACTACATCTGGGTGACACAGTACGGAATGCTTTATCAAACGACGGACGAGGTCTGATACTGCGGCGTAAATAGCCGTATGGAGCTATTTGTCTATCGTGGCCTCGACGTTATCTCACTGTCCCCTGATGATCCTGTGATCGAGTTCCTGCGAACATGGCAGCATCGCCGAGTGATGGCGAAGCTCGCAGGCGAACGAGACGTTGTTCTCCAGCGCCATCATCTTATCGAGTACCCGGAGATCCACGTGGACGACATCCTGGCGCTCGAATGCGTGGAGATCCTCTCCTACGACTGGTTGCCCCTGGTCACCCACTATTTCGAGAAGGACTGCAACACGTGGCGGATCGAGCCGCGGGTCGAGGATCTGTTCGAGGCGTGCCGGACCTGCCCGGCCGGATCCTTCCTGTGGGTCGACCGGGGGACGATCAGCCTCCACGATCAGGCCCGACCGTGATGCCCAGAAGCCTATTTTTATCCCCCCTCTGCCGCTCGATCCTTCGTGGGATCCGTTGGCGGAAGGACATCATCGAGCGTGAGGATCGGCATGCCTGTGACGTCGATCACACCTGGGTAGATCATCCCGACCCCATCGGCATCGCCGTCGAACTCCGGATCAGGGCGCAGGAGGTTGGGCCGCACACGAGTGTCGTCGACCACGATTACCCGCAGGCGCGCTAACTCTTCGCGCGGCACGCTCGTGGGATCTCCAAACCGAAGGTAGCGTTCAAGCATGATCCAGATCGCGACCTCAGCGTGTGAGGCCAGATAGACGCCGTCCTCGATGCCCGGCCAGTTCTTCTCGTGACCGGCCCGCAGGCCGTGCCGGAGGATCGAGGGGAGACGGTCCGCGAAGGTAGCGTGGAAGAACGGCATAGGAGCTTCATACAGGCCCGTGGAGGCCGTTTCTAGCCGTCGCGGCCCTGGTCCCGCGATCGCCTCCAGAACGGTTCTCCGCGGCCTCCTGTGGCATCCCGCCCGAACCGGTTCGCCGGAACGATCATCAATCGTTCGCCATCTTCAATTTATCATTTCTCGCGTTATGGTAATAAACACAGTCATTACGAGGGGATGTTCTCTAAATAATCACGTGCGGCACACACAAAACCCAACTCTAAGGGAGGCCCACGTGGCTCGAAACATTCAAAAGCGTGCTAAGCGCGCGAATAAGCCGAACCCCCGTCAAGATCGCAACTACGACCATAAGGTCATTCCATTCGACCGCGATGGCGATCAAGACACTTATAGCTCCCGTCCCAAAAAGAAAGTTCAACTTCTCCCCCGCAACCTTCACCAAGAAGAGTACGTCGACAATCTCCTCGATCCGTCCAAGTACGTCGTGTTCGCGATGGGTCCGGCGGGCTGCGGCAAGACGCTTCTCGCCACCCAGTATGCGATCCACGGCATGCAGACGGGTGAGTTCGAGAAGATCGTGATCACTCGCCCAGCCGTGAGCACTGACGAGCAGCATGGATTTCTCCCGGGCTCAATTTTGGAGAAAATGCGACCCTGGTGCGCAGCGATTCTTGATGTGTTCAAGGAGCATTACTCGCCATATCAGGTCGAAAAATTCCTCCAAGAGGAGACCATCGAGATTGCTCCGCTGGCGTACATGCGCGGTCGGACATTTAAGAACGCAATTGTTCTCTTTGATGAGGCCCAGAACGCCACACCAAATCAGATGAAAATGGTTCTCACCCGCATTGGTGAGGGATCTCGCATCATCGTCACGGGCGACCTTCGTCAACACGACCGTGGTTACGACCAAAACGGGCTGAAAGATTTTATCGAACGTCTTCGAGTTCGCGGGTCTGACAGCATCGCCGTTTGCGACTTCGAAGCCGGAGATGTCGAACGTCATCCGATTATCGAGGAGATCCTCTCGATCTACGGCGACTAATCAAAACAGATAACCTCTCACCGCCGCACACAGTGAAAGACCTTCCTTCGGGGAGGTCTTTCTAATAGAATAGATAAATAGGTGCATGAAATCATGCATCTATTCGATTCGTTTCAGTGAGAACATTTACATTGGATCAACGAAGAACTTCAGTGCTCGCAGGAGCAAGCATCTGACGCAGTTGCGATCCGGAAATCATCACAGCAATCGTCTCCAACGAGCATTTGAGAAGTATGGTGAGGAACGCATTCAGTTTGAAATCCTTGAAGAATGCCCAGTCGATCAGCTTCAAGCCGTTGAGCAGGAGTACATAAACCGGCTCAAGCCCCGTTACAATTCCACTACGGACGTTTACTGCCCAAGCCGAGATCCAGAAGTCAGCGAGAAAATCCGGCAAACGCTGACTGGGCGCAAACGTGATCCGGAAATCGGCCGCAAGTCCGGCAATACCCAGCGCGGCAAGAAGCTCACCGAGGAGCACAGAAAGAAGCTTTCCGAAGCGCTTCTTGGTCGTCCGCGATCGGAAGAAACTCGCCGGAAGATCAGCGTAGGCAACAAGGGCAAGCCAAAATCGGCTGAGCACCGTGCCAAAATGTCCGAGGTTCGAAGGGGCAAGAAACAATCGCCCGAGCATATTGCTAAAGCTGCCGCTGCAAGAATTGGCCACGTGGTCACCGAGGAGACCCGTCAGAAGATCTCCGCGGCGAACAAGGGCCGCACCGTCCCCCAGGAGCAGCGTGACAAACTCCGCGAACTGAACCGTGATCAGTTTATTGCAGTCATGTGCATCGAGACCGGTGAGGTGTTTGAGACCATGCAGGCCGCGGCTGACTCCCGCGGGAAGACTCGGCAGTCACTGACCTGTCATCTTCAGGGTAAGTCGAAGACGTTTGCAAAGCAGCATTGGAAACTGGTCGAGAAAACCGATTAAGCGCTCCGCTTAGGGCGTTTCCAGTACTTGCTCGGTGGCTTCGGTTTCTGTCCGAGGCGGGTCGATGGCCGCTGTGCGCTCCAGAACGCGTTGCCGTCCGGCGTGAGTTTGCCACCAAACCGACCAGATGCCACGATGCGCATCCCGCACTTCGTTGCAAAGTCGTACATTTCGGTGGCAAGGCCCTGGCGCTGGTAGTCACGGTTGACGACGAGGTTTTCGGCTGACCACGTTCCATCGTAATCTCCGGCATCGTAGCGGTCTTTAACAGAATTTCGGCTAAACGAAGCTCCGCCGATGTATTCGTCTCCTGCATGAATGGTGACGGTGACGCGTTCGTATCCCTGTTCGGTCCTTGTGGGATCCTCTGGAACGTGCTGAATCACCATGATGGCAGTGCGGCCATCCTTGAGAGTGAGTTTCTTGGACTTACGTAGGCCGGGAGTTATTTCCTTTGCCTCGACAATTTCATGATAACGCATCACGTATTTAGCCGTTGTGCATCTGGTGTATCTCCGACAGCCGCACACAAAAAGACCCTCGGAGATCGTTCCGAGGGTTCTTTTCGTTCTTGATAGGGCGGGGGATAGCCAACAGGTTCGTATTGTAATCGGACCATACCGTCCACTGGACCTCGGATAGGCGGCTGACTCAGAGTCCTATGAATTTGTCGAGACAGGGTTGGGTACGCTTATCAACGTGCGCGGACCGTATCGCAGCGCGCATCATGGTTGCGTTCATCCCTTGCCTCTGTAAGCAGGTGGCAAATTCCCGCGAATTCACATCTTCCGGTCTTGCCAGATCGGGAGATACGATTGCACGAATGAGTGCGGGAACAAGCGGAACCATTTTCTGAAGTTCGGCCGCGTCTGAAGCGCTGGCAGGTTGTGGACCTATTTGGGCAAGGCTCGCCACAGCAGCAAACAGCATGATCCTCATCCTAGTGTGCATATTTGCACCTCGTGCATTGCGATACGAAGACCCTCAATCCTGAGGGCGTGGCGGCTGCGGGCACCGCGGGGTGAGTTTGTAGACGGCATCGCGCCCGTACCACGTCACGCCCTTCGTCCATTTCTGCGACCGGGCGGATCAGCAGCGGCCCCAGACGGTGCCGTTCTCTTCGACCTTCGTGACGAACATCCATCTTGGGTTCGCGAGGCCGACCGGGATGACCTCTCCGACGAAGCCGTGTTGGCGAGCCTCAGCCATCTGTGTTCTTCCGCCAGAGTGGGTTCAGTTCGTCGTCACGGGGGCGCGGCCGGAGAAGAGTTCGAGCAGCTTGTCCCCATTGAAGATCGCACCCTCAGCGAGGATGTCGCGCTCGTGGATCGCCTTGGTCGTCTGCCAGGACGCCCAGATGCGATCGGCGAGATCGGCAATTTGCCGGGCAGAGAGTGCGGCGACCACCTCGGGGCCGATCGTCTCGATCACCGCTTGGAAGCTGTCTGGGCAGGGCCCGATCTTAGCGAGGCGAGCGGCGCGCTTGATCTTTATCGCGTTCATGGCCGTCTCCCTTCAGACGAACTTCCACATGTCACCTCGACGAAACTCGTCCAACTGTTTCTGCGTGTAGGAGCCCATCGTGGCAAGGCCGGCAACCCGGCTTGTACCGAGGTCTTTGACCTGTGAGGCGATAATGATGCCGCGGCCGTGTGCCCCCAGAACCTCTCCGATGGCATCCGCTTCACAGTTCGCGACAGCGATGCCCCTGACGATTGTGGTATCGTTCTGGTGGTTGTGTTGAACAATGAGAGAAACTTCGAACAGGCGGTCTTCATCTTTGGACATAGATGTCTCTGGATGCGGAGAGTGCTGGTCGAAGTGAATGGCCGAGTCGCTCATGGGTCGTTTCCTCTCTCAGTCTCAGGCGGACATCCGGTAGTCGTCATCGGTAGCGAAGGCCGGGCCGGTCTCCAGGAGGGTGGCGGCGAACCGGTCCGGCAAGAGCATCTGCTCCCAAAGGTCATCGAGGAAGTACTCGCGGTCGTAGAGGTCGCAGACCACGAAACGGGTGGTCGTGTTCTCACCCCAGGTACTGCGGACCGGATCGTTGGCGTGGAACGCGTGGGCGATGCAAGGACCAAGGTCGTCGCTCTGGAAGACAACCTCGCGGCGCACTTGGATCTCATTGCCGCGGAAGTCCCATCTGTTGGTGCGGCGGATCACTCGGAAGGTCATCTCTAGGCTCCCTCGTTCAGCCGGCGGTCAGGCCGAGCGCACGGGCCTCGGCACGGGCCTCGCTCTGCCAACTCGGGCCGCCGTCGGCCATGTTGTAGCGGTGCAGCGAACCGTTCGAGCGGCTGATGTATTTGGATGAGTGCAGCGACTGCTGGCCGGTCAGGGCCAGAACGAGGCGGTCCCAGATCCGGTAGGCGGTCCAATCGGACGCGTTCGCAGCGGCGCTGCGCTCCCGGTAGATGTGGCCATAGATGTTCATGTCATGCGGGTGACGGGTGGTGCGGAACGCCGGCAGGCTCTTGAAGGCGGAACGGGTGGTCATCGGTTGGTTCTCCCAGTCAGAGTGTGATCAGGCGGCGCGGGCCAGTTCGGCCCAGCGATACGACTTCTCGACCTCACGCATCGTCCCGAACGCCTTCGCGACGGTCATCTGCACCTCTTCGGTCTCGCCGTAGATGTAGATCCTGCCCTTACCAATGAACTGTCCGAACAGGGTGATCTGATCGGCCTTCTTCATCCGACCGCGCCACGTGCCCCGAATCGAACCGGTGTGCTCCATCAGGAAGAAGGCCATCGCGGCAGCCCGATCGACCAGGGCGGTCCCAGTCATGTGGGCGTCCAGCGCGTAGTCCATGTCCTTCCGGTACAGGCTCTGACGGTTATTCATCGACGCACTCCGCGTTCAGCGATGACTCTGTTTACGCCCTGAGGGCGTAGGAGTCAACTCGCCTACGCCCTCAGGGCGTAAGATGCCCTTCAGTAAGATTTCTCGTCGACTGCGCCACTGTTTGAGGTCTCGACGTACTTCCAGTGATGACCGTCGAAACTCTTCTGTTTGCCTTTCAGATGTGCACAGAGACCTTGTGTGGCCTTGTTGCGCGAAAGAGCGGCAATGAGGATGCTATCGAAGACCTCGTTCGTTTCGATGCACATCACTGGCTTTTGGTTAGCCTCCACAAGCTTGCGGCGGGTCTCTTCCGAGAGCGTTTTGCCGCGGCGGGCTTCAGACAGCTTCCGGCGGTGCTCTTCCGAGAGCGTTTTGCCGCGATGGTATTCGGCGGTCTTCTGGCGACCCGCTAGCGATCTTTGTCGTAGATTCTGGCGCGCCTCTTCCGCAAGCGCGTTTGCCTGAGCCTGCCATGTATCGTTTGATTTTTTATCCGAGGGCTCGACAAACTTCCAATGATGGCCGTCGTAACTGTGTCTTCTGCCTTTCAAGTGCGCAGTAAGACTCGGGGTAGTTCTCCCGCGCGCAGTTGCTGCGGCGCTAATGCTGTCGAACACCTCGTTTGTTTCTATGCATATTACTGCCTTTCTGAGGTCGATTGTATTACGCTCACACATCGTCGTCATTCCCAAATTTTCTTCCTCACTATCGAGGAAAAGCGTAGCAGATCAGTCAGAAAGTCGTCTCTTCACTTGACTCACCATTTGGAGGCCCGACGAACTTCCAGTGATGGCGGTCAAAATTCCGTGTTTTGCCGTTCAGGTGCGTACTGAGACTCGCCCTAGTCTTCCCGCGCGAGAGAGCGGCGGCAGTGACACTGACGAACACCTCATTCGTTTCGATGCACATCACTGATTTTCGAAGGTGCTTCCCACGCTGGGCTTCCGCAGTCCTACGATTTGTTTTCGCAATCTTTTGGCGAGCCTCTCCCGTGTGCTTTCTGCCGCGCAAGGCGTCGGCAATCTTCCGGCGGTGCTCTTCTGAGAACTTTCTCCCTTGTCTGTCTTCGGACATCTTCCGACGCGTCTCTTCCGTGTGCTTTCTCCCACGCGCGGCTTCGGACATCTTCCTGCGGCTCTCTTCCGTGTGCTTTTTGCCGCGGTTGGCTTCGGACAGCTTCCGGCGGGTCTCTTCCGTGTATGTTTTGCCGCGATTGGCTTCGGACAGCTTCCGGCGACTCTCTTCCGTGTGCTTTCTCCCGCGCAATGATTCGGAAATCTTTCGGCGGTGCTCTTCCGAATGTGGCTTTCGTGCCATCCCTCAATCCTCTTCCTCACGCTCGGGGATCGCCTCTGCGTGCGCCTTCGCGCGCGCATCCTCAGCACGAACCCCCTCAATGAGGCGTGCTACCACATCGTGTTCCAAATTGGTAAGTTGGTCTCCCAGGCGCTTTCTGAGCCCCTCTAGGGCTTCCAGCGTCTCATCGCGCTGCCGCTGCTCTGCGGCCTTCTTGGCCTGATCCTCAGCCCTCCAGCGTTTCCTAGTGGCCTTGGCCTCCTGCTCTCGTCGAGCTTCCTGGGCCTCACGCTCGGCCGTCTCGGCGGCGATCTCATCGGCTGATGGGATCTGGCCTTCCTTCAGCCACTCGGGAATCATTTGGACCATCACCTCCGGTGCGAGGGTGACCGGACGATCCAGCACCCACTCTCGCGGTGCGTAGACCTTGCGTGCGAAATTGCTTGAGCCGTAGTAGGACCCTTCCAGAGCCTGGGCGAACCATTCCGGACTGCCACCCTGTGGATAGATGAAATGCAGGCGAAGCACGCCGTCGACCTCAACGGCGTACTTCACGCGGAACTTTTTGATCTTCTCGGTCCGACCGTTCCACTCAAAATCCCGATACTCCATCGGGAGTTTCGTCAAAACGATCCGATGACCCTCGACCTGGAATGTCTGGGTATCAGGGTACTTGCTCTTGGACGGTTTGGGCGGGGTGGGTGTGCTCATACGAAACAGCGTATGAGTGCAGACTGTTTCGTCAAACGGATTCGTTCACCCCCTGGGAGATTAGGATACGACGGTGAGGAGTCTGCTCCTGGTTGCGCGTAACTCGATTGGCCGGCAGGGGAAACGCTCAAAGATGTCACGCTCCCAGTCGCCACGCTTCCAGCCCATGATGTGAACTGTCTTGTTCAAGTAGTTGCCGTTCGGATAATCACCTGTGTACGCGCTGAGAACCTTCTGCTTATTGTGATAGACGCTCAGACAATGCCCCGGTGCATCGGGGAATTTGTGAGCAGAAATGTCAAATGCATGCTGTTGGACGGCTATGCCGCGGTCATTGCTTGCGCTGCCATACCGCTGCAATACACCCATGATGTGGGGGAGCAGAACGCTCAGTGCTTGGTTGCGGTTGCGACCACGGGCGGTCTGAATGCGAGAATCGCTGGAAACTGGTACCGACATCCCATCCTCCGGAGGTGGAGAGGCGTCGTACCAAACGTGTGGCTTCAATGCCAGTGTTCGTTACACCGCGCCTCATACTTGTCATGGCTGCCGAGTTCGACCGAGCCGCCCTCAGGCAGTTTCTTGAAGGTCTTACCCGCAGGCCGACCGCAGACCGTGCAGTTGGCGGTCAGCTTCAGGATCTCATCGGCCATTGCGGCGAGGCTCGCGGTGACTGGGAAGGGCGCGCCCTGCCAGTCCATGTCGAGGCCCGCACAGACCACCTCCTTGCCCTCCTGGAGAAGCTCACGAATGATCGTCACAACGTCGGCGGAAAAATTCGGCTCGGCAAAAAACTGAACCTCGTCGAAGCAGACCATGTCGGCCCCGGCCGCGCTGATCCGGCAGTGGTCGTCCCAGCCGATGATGGCATTCGCCATCGTCGAGAGACCGTCGTGGCTGACGATCTTCGTTGCAGAGTAGCGCGTATCGAAGGCCGGCTTGACCACATAGACGGTGCGGTTCTGACCGTTGCTGGCCCAGAGCGTCCGCTTCAACAATTCGGTCGTTTTTGATGCGTACATGGGCCCGCAGCAGAGGGTGAGTTTGCCGTAGGTCTGGCTCATCCGAGGCGGTCTGCGATCTCGTGCCAGTCGCGCACCCGGGTGACGCCGTCGTGCTCAAAGCCACGGTTATAGGCGCGATCGAGCAGGAACACCTGATGCCCGAGCCGCGCACCGGCCGCGGCATGACGGACGTTGTCCTCGACCCAGACGGTCTGGTCGTAGAAGCGCAGGTAGGATTCCTTGCAGCCACCAAGCTCGACCACATGGACGGCCTGCCAGGGGAAGCCGAAGGCCGCGCCCAGTCTCAGCCACCGCTCCTGCCTGAAATCCTCATCGAGGCCGCAGGCGGTGATCGCCACGAAGTCGTGGCCGGCCGCATAGAGGCGCGGGAGTACCGTCGCCGCACAGATCTCGGTAGGCTGCTCGATCATGCCGCCGGCCTTGGCGAACGCATCGAGGATCTCCTCGGCGCGCTCGCGTGTGCAGTCCAGCATAGCCTCGATCGAGTAGTCATCCCGGAGGGTGCCCCGGGTCTGGTGGCCGTTCGCGATGCACCAGTCCTGGAAAGGCTGGGCGAACTGCAACACCGTCTCGTCGACGTCGGTGAGGATCAGGCAGCGATCACGCGCCATTGGCGGGCTCACCAGCGGGTGCCGCGATCGTCTCGGCTTCCGGCGTCCCCTCGGGCGAAGAAACGCCGTCCTGAGCCTCCTGTGAGGCTTCCACGGTCGGTTTTGGGGCAGCAAAGCTCGGGTCGTTCGCCATGCGGGTCGCGACCTTGTTCAGCCAGATCTCGATCGCCTTGGTGCACTCCTCGCGGTACTTGTTCATATAGTAGTCGACGATCTCATCGCCGGTCTTGTCGGAGAACCGAGAGCTAACCGTCTCGCCCCGCATGAGGTCGACGATCGCTGTGGCCTCGCGCATGTCCTTGTTCGGCACACGGTCCTTGATGACGATCTGCTCGAACAGGCCCCAGTTGCGGGGTGTCTCGGCCCAGCCGGCCCTGTGTGTCTGAACGCCCACGGCGGGACGCTGGACCGTGCGAACGATCAGGAACGGACGGTTGCGCAGGTTGTTGTACTTGTTCAAAATATTCCTCAAAACGTTTCAGCGTGAAATCGCGGCTAGTTCCACGAGTGTGGCCGACAGATTTATCTCGGGATCTGCAATGACAGCGTGATGTAAAAGTCCATTACGGATGATCAGCAGGGCTTGATCCTTCTGCTCATCCGTATCACCCCAGAGGTCGAGATTGCGATAAAAATATCGGAAGATGTCCGGGTATTCCTCGGGCACAGCGCTCGCCACGAGGAGCTTGCGCGCCGCCAGGGTCTTGCCGGCCTGGAACAGCGAGACGACCTCGGTCAGGTAATCCAGGCTGGTACCGCCATCGTCGGCCTTTGGCAGCAGCAGCTTGCCCCCGACGGTGCTCTGCTGAAGCACACCGATGCACTTGCGCAGGTCCGGGTAGGTGCGCTCGGCGATGGTTCCGAGAACCTCGTCCGTGTAGTCGACGCGCTCCTGCTCCAGAATGCCGACCACGCGGATCAGGAACTGTTCGGTGTCGAGGGCCTGGAAATGAAAACCTTGGCAGCGTCCTTGAATTTCTGGGGCTATCTTTTGGATGTAGTTGGCCGTCAGAATGAAGCGGCAGACGTCCTGGTACCGCTCCATCTCCCCGCGCAGGAGCTTCTGGGCGAGCGGCGAGAGGGCGTCGGCCTCGTCCAGGAAGATGTATTTGATGCCGCTCGGACCCATTGCCCAAGTGGAGACAAAGCTAATGATCTTGTCCTGGAGATCGTCGATCTTCCGCTCACGCGAGGCGTTGAGCGAGAGAATGTCGAACTGCGGCACGCCCATCTGATTCAGCAGCAGGTAGGCCAGCGATGTCTTACCCGTGCCGGACACACCGGAGAAGATCACATGTGGGAGTGCGCCCGCGGCGATCCATTCTTCGGCCTTCTGCCGTTGCGCGGCATCGCGCCAGACATAATCGTCCAGGGTCCGAGGTCTGTATTTTTCGGCCCAAAGCTCTACGGACATAAATCAATAACTTCGCGAAGCGATCTATTAAAGAGTCTTGTCGGTGGTCGTGCGAGGGTCTTCCTCGGACATGACCAGCACGGACTCCGGATATTCGATGCGCCAGACCGTGGTCTCGTCACCATCGATCGTGATGGACATCCCGTTGGTCCAGCGACCGTGCTTGATCAGCACCCAGTTACCCGGCACGAGATCGTCGACCTCAGGGCCGACCGCAAAGACCTTGGCCCAGCGATCGCGCACACCGCTCTCGCGCATGTTGTCGTCGGGAAGGATGATGCCTCCGCGCGTCAGCTTGACGCCATGGTCGAGATTGGAAACAAGAACGTTATTCTTAAGAAGCCGAAGACCATCGGCAGTAATATTGGTTTTGCTCATCTCTGAAATGAATGAAGTTGATGACCTCAAGATACGGTCATCACGTCTTTATTCCAATAATTATCTCACGCAACAAGGAGAAGAGCGGGCTCGTGGCCCGCTCTTGTTAAAGCCTTTCGAGGATGCTGCGCGTGTTCTCTTCATAGCTTGGATCGATCACATTCGTGCCTGAGGATGCACGTTGCGCAAAATCCTGATGAAAGGCATGCAATCGCACAACAATCTGATCGGGTTCGATGTTGTCGCGCATCGAATATACCCGTCTCAAATCGCGAAGCATCACGTTGATATTCATGAGTTCTGCTCCCCCAAACGGTTCATCGAAGAGGATGCGGAAGTAGAACTCAGGCTCGGCAGGTTTATTCGAAGGCTTGAGGCGGATACGCTCGATTTTAGTAAACCACCCGATCAATTCCTTGATCCAGTGATCGCGCGTTTTATCATCCGCAGCGACGGTCATAAGCTTCAACAGATGTTGGTTGATCGGTTCCTCAAGACCCGTGATGATGCTCTCGGCTTTGGGCCGATTGTAAGCCATCTCACACAGATCGATAGCTTCTCGCATATCCATGACGCGCCCTTTCGAGGTGAGCTAATATATTCGTTAGCTGCTGAAGCACAAGGGCTCGGTTAATCGTCCTCGCTGAGTTTCCGCTTCTTCGACGCGGGAGCCGCGGGCTTCTCCACCTCGGGCTTGGCCACCTCGGGCTTGGCCTTGGTCTTGGCGACCTTCTCGTTCTCCAGAGCCGCTACAGCCTCGGCCGGCGTCTGGAACACCTCGGTCGCCAGATCCTTCAGCGCAACCTGCCGGACCACGGTCGATTTCGGGTTCGCGCGGTGGTACTGGGTGGCGATGTCCTCCGCCTTCGTGACGATCTTGCCGCCAGGACCGACGATATCGCCGCGGGCGTTCATCTTAGCGTTGCCGAGCGCGATCTGCTCGGGGTTGTCGTTGATGTACTTGCTCATGTCAACCGTGAGGCCGCGAGCGGTGATGCATTTCATAGTCGTAGTTACCTTGTTTGAGGTTATCTACGACTATTTATCGTCAAGTTATGCTCGCCCTTGTCGTAGGGATGAGAATAGCCGCCCCTAGGCGGCCTTTCCGACGAACTCAGTGTTCATCTTCTCTTCGGACGGCTGCTTCATCGCAGTGCCGTCGCTCTTGATCACGTTGTGGAAGGTCAGCGGCCAGCGGAAGAACTTCGTGCCGTACGAGTTGACCACGTAGACGACCGAGTTCTTAATCGTGAACGCAGCGCTGTCCTTGAAGGTGAGACGCAGGGTACCTTCGAGACCGCTGAGCGAAACATCGTAGCCATTGATCTCAATCTTTTCGAAGTCACCCTTCGCCTCCAGGATGGAGTCGATCTTGGCGAGGTTCTTGTAGACGAAGGTGTCACGGATGTCGTCGCACACGTCCTGTGTGGCCTTCGCAATCACCGCCTCATGGTCGGCAACGAGGCGCTCCTCACGAAAATCGAAGCCCGAATAGGTCGGCCGCTCGCCGTTCTCGACGATCTCGATCGCGGCGCGCAGGCCCGGCAGCATGAGGCTGGAGCGGGTCTCGTTGAGCTTGGTGGCGCACTCGCGGATCTCCTGGCTCGCGGGACGCTTGTAGTCCGGGCAGAGCGCGCGAAGCTCGTTGGTGATCTCGATGTAGCGTTTCACCCGCCTGCGGTTGTCCTCCAGGAGCGACGCATAGAGCCGATCATAGGCGTCCTGCGTGATCTGCATCAGAATGTCCCGGACCTGGGCGATCGCGCGGGTCGACGCCTCCGGAGCCGTGTACTTGGCCTTCAGATCCTCGGGAGCCTTGGGCTGACGCTTCACAACCTTGTCCTTGAGCGTCTTGATACCCTCAGCGATCGGCTTGAACTCGGTCAGCACGGCAAGCATCGCCTGCGTGTAGGGGGTGTCGAGGCCGCTCTTCTCAAGCTTGGCGATGTAGTTGGTCGTCAGGTGGGGCTGAGGGCAGCCGGAGCCGATTAGATTTTCAAGCGCCTGCTCGGCCGCGGTCAGTGGCGCACCGTCGAACGTGAAAGAGCGGATGTCGTGATTGTACTTCTTCCGGTCCTGCACCGCCACGCGCCACATCGTTTCAAACGCACGGTTGAGGTAGAATTTCACCATATCTTTGTAATGGACGTTGGCGATCTCACCGGCTTCCAGACCTTCAGAGAGGAGGCACAGGGCTTCTTCATGCTTCGCCCGGTACTCAACAGACCGTTCCGAGAGGACCGAGGTCAGGATCGGGAAGTCGGTGAGCTTCATGGAAGGGCAACTCCGTGACCAGGAATGATTCAACCCTACGGGCGGAGTCCGATCCGTCAAACGATTTTGCGCAGATTTTTTCGTCCGATCAGCCTTTGTACCAATCGGTGTTGCCGCGTCCGAACATCTCGACGGCCTTCTGCCAGTGCTCGACAACGACCTCCGGCTCTTCCGAGTGCCGGGCCGAGCAGAACTCGATGAACTCCTCGTGGCCGAGGTCGCCATCATCCAGGGCTTCGGCAACAAGCCACGCGAATTCCTGGGTCGTGGTTGGTCGCGACATTCCGCCTCCAAACGGTCGCTGCTCGATGGTCCGACCCTACGGGTGGAGTCTGATCCGTCAAACGATTTCGCGTATAAGATGGAACTGGCGTGCGGGCTCGAACCGCAATCCTCGGGTCCACAACCCGATGCTCTTCCTTTGAGCTACACCAGCACGAAATGCACTGCCTCGAATAGAATTTTGGTCCCAGCGGGTGGAATCAAACCACCTCTTCACGGTCCACAGCCATGCGTGCCAGATCATAACACTACACTGGGAAAAATGAGAAACCCCGGGAAGCGATGCCTCACCGGGGTTCAAGAAGTCGCCGACACACGCGCGCGTCAGACCTTGCCCGAACCCTCGGAGCAATGATGATGGATATGGTGCGAGTGCGTGAACATGCTTTTATTTATATCCTCTCAGCAGGGAAGGTGTCAATTATTCTCCGGCGCAGTCGGAGTCGTCATGCCTCCATGGCATCATCATCATCCCACGAATCATCGTTGCCCCACATCACCTCGGCACGAAGCAACTCATCGTAGATCTGGATGATCGCTTTTTTCTCTTGAATGCTCAGCTTGTCTGACCAAGAATAACCGAGCAATCGACGAGAAAGCTGCCTTGCTTCATAGTGAGCACCGGCAACTTCAGAGCCAATATCGGTCCGATTACGACGAGCCCGAAAGCCACCAATCCTCCGGGCGCGATCTGTGCGATCAGACGTCAGCTTCTTCAGTTCGGCCGCTTCATCGATGTACTTGGCCTCGCGAGTCGTTTTCGGAGGACCGTCTGGCCAAAGATCCTTAGCCTTCTCGATGATGCTTGCATAAGACAGGACTGCGGCGTCGGGATACTTTTGTACATATGCATCGCGATACTCGGCTTCTTTTGTGCTGGCCTTCTTGGCCTCGTCATCCGAGAATGTCCCAGCCTGAATGTCGTCAACAATGAATTGCTTAACTTCGTCCCCCTGATCTCCGCTCTCGACTTCCTTATCATCGATCACGTCTCCACGAATCTTCAGGGTCTGTTCGGAACCACCCTCGTTCGTGATCAACGTCTGAAACAGTGCGAGGCCAGCGTTGTCATCTGGAGTTATGTAATCGCCGTAGTTAACATTACCAAAACGGGTTGCGGTTCGCATGATCCGCTGAATGAACGCCGCCTTAGTGCGCACAGTTGAGAGATCGAGTGCAACCTTCAGATGAGAAACATCAAGGCCAACACTGGCCATCTGCTTCACAATGAGAACATCAAAAGAACCCTTTCCGAACTCAGTGATGGTCTTTTCTGCGGCTTCTTCATCGGCCGACGTCGCAATCCCGAAGCGAATTTCGGGAAAACGGTTTCTCAAGATGCCGGCAACACGATTGATGTGTTGAGCATCGTAATCCTCAAAATCAGAAACATCATTGCCGACGAAAATCAGGCCCGAAATATGTTTCTGGTCGAAGTGTTGCTTCTTATATTGGATGTGCTCAACCAACAGACGGATGCCCTCCTCGATGCACTGATCAGTCCGCACAACCTGACCTAACGCGCGGCGCGCGTCAGTTTCGGAGTTGATATCGGAGAGATTCTGTCGCGTGCGATCTGAGGCCGTCACGGTGGGATCGAAGCTGATGCGATTGATCCGACAAATCACACCTTCATCCCACGCCTCACGGTAGGTGCGCTGATAGTGAGGAGTAAGGATGACATCCTTTACCTGCTGCTTGTAAACGGTCACCTGCCGGAAACCCTCCTTGCCAGGAACGGGCCGTGTCACGGTGACCTGACTGTCCTTCGCATCGATCTCCTCAACATCGAAGCCGGGGATGAGCTTTCCATCCGCCCTATAGGGAGTGCCGGTCACGAGGATGATGTATGCGCCGGCCTGTTCGATCTTCTCGATCGTTGTGCCCCATGAGTTATCGGACGAGTTCATATGGCTCTCGTCAATGTAAAATGCGGGGGGCTTGCCTGTTCTGCGGATCATCGCACGAACATACTTGACCATGTTGGCGCAGTTCATGTTGACCCACTGGATCGTCGCAGCCATGAAGACTTTTGGAGCCTTCATCAAGCGTTCCTGACTTTGCGAGTTCAACCGGGCGGACTCAATATCGTTTTGAACATGATAGCGCGAGATCATTTGCTTAACGTCGGCGCGCCTTACCATCTGATTGTACAGAAAGGCGCTCGGGACCATCACGACAGAAGTCGAGACCAGACCCTGATAATAAAGCTCGTATGCAGATAGGCGAATGACGTCACTCTTACCGTAGCGAGTAGGAAGGACAATGGCCGTCTTTTTTTCACCGTTACGAATGCGAGAAATGATACAATTGAGCGCGCCGCGCTGCCCAATGCGCATTCCCGAAACATCTGAGAACTTTGCTTCGTTACCTTCTTCGTAGATTTGCTTGTTGGTCATTATATCCGTTTCTTGCTTTTCGTATTTGTCTGATTTCTGTAAATTGCAAGCCGGGCACAGGGCTTGCATATTCTGAATTTTGGTTTCTTTCACAATGCGATATGGAACAATGTGATCAGCGTGCCAGCCTTCTTCAAGTTCAGTTTGACAGATTGCGCATCTGCCATCTTGCTGTAACCACAACGCTGTTCGATCACGCTTAGAAGTTAAACGCCTCATGCGTTACATATATTCTAGATGCGATTGGATTAGCAATATAAACAGAGAAGTCAGGTTGCTAGTTGAAACGAGGACACAAGTGTTCTGAAGTACACAGACTATCGTTCATCCACATCGTTTGGTGTGAGGAATGCGAGTACGATCCACAACACGAGTAGGCCGACTATGCCGAGTTCAGGGTGTTGAGCAAGCATGGTACACCTATTGCTGGGGGATGATGGGTTGAAATGGAAACGGCGTGACAACGATCTGCGTGATTGGTGGAGCCCCCCACCAGCCCCAATTTCGCGTGTTACCGGCGACGATGAAGCCGCACGTCACGACGTTCAGCACGACATAGAGCGTCCTGAGAAACGCTGAGATATCAGCCTGCCGATTTGTCAGCCCCTCAGGTTTGGCACCAAGGGTCTTGATCCAGATGTAGAGGAAATCAATCATAGCTGTTTAAGTGCTTGTCGGGCTGCAATGATTTGGCGCACGCGTTGCGTCGTATGGCCGAAATGATATCCGCCGCAGAATTTGCACGCGTACGTATGGAGGTCATCCCGGGTCTTCGTGCGGATCTTCATCCGGACCATGGCGGATGCCGCTTCCTGATAGGTGTTGAAGCGGCGCTTCGAACCACAGGATTTGCGCCGCAATCGCCGCTTTGAGGCCATTGTCGACTCAGGCGCGGCGCACACTATGGCCGGCTGTGACCGTGCCACCGACACGGCCGCAGTTCACGGAGTGCCCGGCCTTGACGGAGCCGCCGATGTTCTCACAGTTCACGCTCTGGCCGGCTGTAACGTTGCCCTTGACGTTCTTGCAGTTCAGGCCAAGGCCAGCCGTGGCCGATCCGCCAATGTCCTGCGCGGTCACGCTGCGATCACTTGTCAGGGTCTCGATCGTGCCTTCGAGCACACGAACCTCGATAATCCCCTTGTTCTGGGTCGCGTCGTGATTGATGTCGACGCCGTCGATGATGACCCGGTTGTCGCGGATCTGGATGCTGTTGCCAGTGAAAGTCTGGCCGTTGATCGTAAAACTAGACATGTTGGTTGAAATTGAGTGTCCGACGAGGTCGCCGGAGGAGCATTTGGTTTGCCTCGCGCGCAGGCGATTAACGAGTGAAAGAATGAGGGCGATCATAGCGGGTAAATCACAGAAGAAGGTTTAAAGCCGTTCTCAACAATGCTCTGGATCAGACGATCCCGTTTCATGCTCCCAGTCCGGTAGTACCAGTCGTAGGCCCAGTTCAGGAGGTCACGGCCCTCTGGGGTGACGATGATCTGGGGCTTCGTCAGGACATGGCCCTGAGCGAGCAGGTCGCGATCATGGTAGATCTCGACGTAGCCATGCCGATGCTCGGCCTCGATATCGAGGGCTAGGTGCTGGAAAAAGAAGATGCCCAGATGGGCAATCAGCCCACGGTTCTCCGTCGTGCGATAGATGATCCGTCGCGGACGATTGGCACCACCATGAACAACATACCGCATGAAAATGCCCGTGAATGAAAGTGGTGCCGTCGGTGAGGATCGAACTCACGGTCTCACCATTACCAATGGTGTGCTTTACCACTAAGCTACGACGGCAATAACGCGAACATACGGGCTCACGACCCTTCGGTGCAATATAAAAGTGGACGCGGCCGAAGCCGCGTCCAAAGTCTGGGGGCAAGCCATTGCCACCCATAAGGGGTATTGAATGGTATATCGAAAGGACCGGACGGAGGTTCACTCCGACGGTTTTATTTATCGCCGGATCGTGGGGCGATCGCTATGGTGCGTGATATTTTGGACTTTTTGCCCAACCATGTCATTGCGTGTCGTTCGTCCAACACCCCAACGGTTCCTCGATCCCAATCATCCCGACTACGTTCCCGGCCTGTCCTGGTATACCCCTGGAGGTAAGTACCTGGATGCACACACGTATGAGGATCTGACCGGAAAATCATTCGCGAGTGCGATTGTCACCTACGCGGTGCGTTCGGCTCAGTTCGAGGTGGCCGACGAGGTCGCTGCGCCGCCCAGTCGGGAGATCGGTCCGATCGTGCGCGTCAACATCATTCGCAGGTCCGTCGGATGGGCCTGGGTGCAACTGGTGCCTCGGCGGGACGTGCTCTTCCGGGAAGCCAGCATGATAGCGGTCCAGCAACAGAATATTGTGCGGTTCCCAAAAGCTGGACACTATCATGGTCCCGGGATCGGCTGGCAGGACATTGGGGCGCATCGGTATAATCTCGATGAGGTTACCAGCCTCGTCTCGGTCGAGACCGGAGGGAAGCATTTCTATGCCACTCGGGTGGTGTTCCGGAGTGGCCTCACCCTGACCAACAATCCAGCCTCCCGCAGTGAGCCCCGGTTGCGCCCGACCGCCCGGGGCGTGCTGTCATTCGGGAACAAGGTCGGGGAGATCTATCTCCGGGGCAAGAAACATCCCGTCTACGATATGATCACGGTCCAGCGGAAGCCCCCAACCGAATGAGGGCGGGATCTCTCCCGCCCCCGTCGATCAGATGCTGATCTGATTGCCGATCTCGACTGTGCGGGTCGTCGGCAGGTGGAAATGCTCGGCCGCGTCTACTGCCGTGGAGACGAGGCCGATGAACAGGCTGGTCTGCCAGCAGGGCATTCGGGGAGTGGTCGCAGGGCGGACCTGCCGGCGCGAGAGGAAGAAGCTCGTCTTCATGGTGTCGAACCGCCAGCCGGTCTTGCGGCAGTCCGGCATCGCCTTGGGCACGTTCGGCTCCTCCATGAAGCCAAAGCGCATGGTCACCCGCAGGAAGCCGTCGCCGAGCGCCTCGACCGTGGCGCGCTCGCTCTTGGGCACCCGAGGAACGTCCATCGTCTTCACGGTGAGCAGCACGTTGTGCTCGTGAAGCACATGGTTGTGCTTCAGGTTGTGCAGGAGGGCCGCCGGGACCTCGGTGGGAACCGGCGTGAGGAACACGGCCGTCCCGGGCACCCGCGTGACGCTCGAACCGACAAGCAGCTTCCGGAAATGCTCGATCGGGGTCTGGTGCTTGAGTTCCTTGGCGAGCAGGATCCGCAGGCCCTTCACCCAGGTCGTCATCACGAGGACGAGACCGCCGCCGAGCAGCAGTGGGAGCCAGCCGCCTTCCAGTACCTTGAGGGTATTTGCGCCCAGGAAGACGAGATCGAGTGCCAGGAGCGGCGCCACCATGAGGCCGGCGAGCACCACCGGCCATTGCCAGACCTTCCAGGCGACCAGGAAGATCAGGACGGCGGTGATCACCATGGTCCCGGTCACGGCGATCCCATAGGCCGCGGCGAGGTTCTCGGAGGTCCGAAACAGAGCGACCAGGAGCAGCACCGCGACGAGCAACAGGGCGTTCGCCCGGGGGATGAAGATCTGCCCTTTCTCGGTTTCGCTGGTCCGGCGGATCAGCATCCGGGGAATGAGTTTCAGTTGGATCGCCTGTTGGGTGAGCGAGAACGCCCCCGAGATGACGGCTTGGCTGGCGATCACCGTGGCGACCGTGGCGAGGCCAACCATCGGGAGAAGCGCCCAGGCCGGATAGAGCAGGAAGAACGGGTTCTCGGCAGCCTCAGGGGTGCCCAGGATCAGCGAACCCTGCCCGAGGTAGCAGAGGATGAGGGAGGGAAACACAAGGGCCGTCCAGGCGGCCTGAATAGGCTTGCGACCAAAGTGGCCCATGTCTGCGTAGAGGGCCTCTGCGCCGGTCACACTGAGAAAGACCGCACCGAGCGCAAGGATGCCAGCCCAGCCGTGGGTGAGCAGGAAGCTGACCCCATGAACGGGATTGAGCGCCTGGAGGATCTGTGGGTGCTCGATCACATGCGGCAGGCCGCCGAGGCCAAGCGCGAAGAACCATACGAGCATGATCGGCCCGAAGAACCGGGCGATCGCCGCGGTGCCGCTGGCCTGGACCGCGAACAGGCCGACCAGCACGACGAGGCTGATCGGGATCACACCGTGCTCGAACGCGGGAGAGACAAGCTTCAGGCCCTCGACGGCGGAGAGCACCGACACGGCCGGCGTGATCACACTGTCGCCGTAGAACAGGGCCGCACCGGCCATCCCGAGCAGGGCTACGAACGGCCAGGGCGAGGGGAGGGCACGCTGAACCAGGGCGGTGAGGCTGAGCGTGCCACCCTCGCCGTTGTTGTCGGCGCGCATGATCAGCATGACGTACTTGAGGGTCACGATGATCATCAACGTCCAGATGATCAGCGAGACGACGCCGATCGTGATCGTCGGGGTGGCCGCGGCTCCATCGGAGGCTGCGCGCAGGCTCTCCTTCAGCGCGTAGAGCGGGCTCGTGCCGATGTCGCCGTAGACGACGCCGAGCGATCCGAGAGCGAGAGCGAGAAACGAGCCATGATGGGCAGCCGAGGGCGGCTGCGCGGCAGTGGGCAACGACATTGATCAGGCAATCCGGTGAAATGCAACGGTCTGCCTGTAGCGTGGAACGAACCGAAATGGAAGCCGCCGGATCGTCCGAATTCCGTCCCGAAACAGGAGAGCCCAGTGCCGTGGAGGGGGCACTGGGCTCTGATCGACGAAACTCCGGGTGGCAGTTGAAACCGGGCTGGATTCATCCCGTTGAGTCACGCCTGCGGCCAGTCAGGGCGTGATCGGCGCGCGAGGGATCTATGGAACGACGCGGATCAAAAAGCAAGCGCTATTTCGTTCGAGGCGGGAAGCGGTCAGCCGAGCATCTTCGCATAGGCAGCGAACGCGAAAAGCCCAGCATCCGGTGGGGGGTGGATGCTGGGCTTCGCCCTAAGGGGCCTCTCAGGGGAGTGGAGCAGACCCGGTGGGGGTTCAGGTCTGTTGAAGGCCGGGAGAGGGCCCTTGGAAAGAGGCTCCGCGAGTGCCGTCGCGGAGTGTGGGCGGCTTATGTCATGCCTAATCCGCCCGGCCTAGGTCACTTATGGTCGCACGAATGGGAGTATTGCCGTGTGCGACTCGTGCCCTATGGCCAAGCTTGCTCCACCCGGGGTGAGATCCGCTCGACCGCCTTGGGATCTGCCTTGATCACCTCGAACGGCTGCGGCTCGCGCAGGTCCACCCGGCGCTTCAGAATGTTAAACCCGTCTTTCCGCACAAGGGGCATCGCGTCCTCGCTTGCCATGAAGTGTTCAGTGTCGCGATATCCCATACCAGCCGTCATGCGCTCAAGATTTGTCTGGTCGACAAAACCCGTCGTTACACAATCATCCGGCATAACTGGGCCCGTGGTGCCATAGGCGGTGATCATCTTCATGGATCCAGTTTCATTGCGCGATTCCGTTGAGCGCATCAACCGGTAGACGAACAAATTTCGGTCAAGCCGAATGTATTCGAGCTTCGCCTTGAGAACCAATTCGACTCTGGCTTCTCTTTTTTCGACCCGAGACATGCGCAGACGTCGCCCCCTTCGTGGCTTCATACACATCACGAGACTACGGATGGAGAACAATCCGTCAAACAGTTTTTTCGCTTTCGTCGATGTTGGGGCTGCCGGTGTGCGAGCGCGCGTACACGGACTTGATCTGATTGGGGTGAAAAGCGATCCAGACGTCGTGCTCGCCGAAGGTCGCGACGATCTGGCCACCCTCGTGGCGGATGCCGTCGAAGCCAGCGCGCTGAAGCCCCAGGTTCGTCTGGTTCTTCGCTTCTCCCTCGAAGTGGCTGGGCTCACCCACGCGGAGGAGCCCCTTGACAGTCGTCCAAAGGTCGTGGCCGGTCACGGCCCCTTGTTGGAGTCTGCTCTCACCAAACTCGATGAATTTTGCCTGCTTTTCTGGGTCAATCAGAAGCAAAGGAATGAGGCGTTTAACCTGATCCCGATGGAAGAGGCCGCTCATATCGAACGGGTTCTTGATCGATAGATAGACCGGAATGACAACTGGAGTTGTTGTGCGCCGCTTCTCGACTTTCAGCTTCTTGATAAACCAATCCGGCGCGTCAGCGACGAGCCATTTTGCCATTGCCTCCGGACCTTCATTCCATGCCTTGCAGCCGGCGTTGTAGGAGCGACGGGTGCCGATATCGCGGTTCGCATCGTCGATATAGCCGTTCGACAGGAAGAGGCGCTTTGCATAAGCCATTTGCTTCTTGGTTAGCGGCGGGACCTCGAACTTGGCGCGCTGAAACGCGTAGCCGGCCTGCTGGAAACGGGCTGAGGCGTCGATTGCCTCCCAAGGATCGCTCGGGTCCAGGGCGACCTTGCCGGTGCTCCCGGCAACATCGGGGCTGTCCGTGAAGTAGAAGCCCGGCCCATACAGGCCGTTCTGGTCGACCTTGCTCACATCAAACGCCCTGATGTCGCCCGCTCCAGTGCCATGGTACATCCGCTTGGGTGTTCCGTCCTCGTTGACGCATTTCGAGCCAGCGAACCACTGGGCGAAGCTGGAGACCCGAGAGTCCTCACTGAGGCTCTGGAGGAACGTCGGTGACGGGCGATCGGTCTGCTCGATCAGGTTGAGGAAATCACGCATGGCGGTATTTATCCGCCATGCCGCTTAGCTCCAAAAGACCTTCATCAGTGCGGCCTCTTCCTGAGTGGCAGCAAGCCAGTGACAGGTCACCTCGCCTTTGGCCGAATCATAGCTTATGTGAGAGAGTATCAATTCCGAGTTGGGAAATTGCTCCGCATACCACGCTCGAACGTCCCTGTAGTCACCATGGCTAATATCGTCAGTCGTAATGACCCACAGGTTTTCGTTTCGACGACGCAAAATCTCCGGGTCGTTACGGTCAGTTGTGGACCTCATCCAAACCACATCTTCAATTCAAGGGCCTGCTTTTCTGTTTCGACGAACCATCTCTCAGCTATCTGCATCTTGTCGGGCGATGCTTCTTTCGACTCCTGTGGCCAGAAGATTGGATCTGAGCCGGGAAAACGCTCCGCGAACCATGTGCGAACCTCTACCCACATCGAAGCCGAGTCTTGCCAGCGCTCCGCAGGCAGGTCGACGCAGAGGCCGTCCTTCCCTCGACTAACGACTTGACGAAAAAGGTAAGGCAATACCGCTTCACCTTCAGATAGCATGCGATACATGGTCAGCCGAACCTCATCTTGAGTCGAAATGCCTGATCTTCGTTTTCCATGTACCACTGGTGGTGCCAGCCAAAACTTTCTGGACGAGGGAACTTCAACTCCAGCGGATCCGTCTCGGGGAACTGTTCTTGAATCCACTCCCGAACCTCAGAAGCATCGTGGTTCTGTGTGATGACTACAAAGCCGGCAGCGGCCCGCCGGCCGCGCAGCTTGTGGCGCTTTTCCGCCTCATCGGGCGAGTAGTATACCACGGTGCGGCGCGGTTCGCTCATCCCCGGTACCTCGCCAGCACGACATCAAGGTCCGCCACAAGCTGCGCGGCCGACTGATCGCGAACGATCACTGCGTCGAGCGAGCCATAGTGGTGCTCCAGGCACTCCAGGAGCAGCGCCTTGATCCGAGGCTCGTCCGGGCCATGCGGGAGCGTGCTCTCTGCGTACACGCTCTCCAACGCGCGCTGCTTGTCTGTGAAATGCTGCTCGATCTGCTCGATCGTCCACTCGCCCCGGCGGATCGACTTCAGCATCTCGCGGTTGCGCTCCAGGTCGAGATCGTGCTCGATCAGGATCATCTCAATTTCGGACAAGAGTCTTACAATATGGTAGGCGAACTTGGTCGAGTAGCCATAAGTCTCGATGTCAGCCGCTCGGGCTTCATTGCTGGAATTCGACTTCGAACGGATCTTTCCCATCTGAGCATACGCGTAGCCCTTGAACTTATGCCACGCGCCTTTGTGCAGGAACATCTTCCTATTCTCGCGCACACGCTGGCCCACCTGGGTCGAGTGAATGACACAGCGCTGTGGAACGAAGAGGCTGTCAATACAGTTGGGGTTGTTCTCCATGCAAAGCTGAAAGTATTTCACGATCGAATAGACCGAGAAATCGTACTCCTGCTTGGAGTCCGGGGCCTTCAAATGATGCTCCTGCCAGACCTCGAACCGGGGAGGCTGAGTTCCGAACCCGGGAATGACACCAGCTAGATGCGGAAACACGGTTTCCTTGGGCGGGATCGCAAACCCATAGAGATCCATGTCCGACGTATCGGAGGACACGCCGTAGGCAACACTGCCCATGATTGTGAGGAAATGACAGTTGTTCGCCAACCACTTTGGTGGGTGCGCAACACCCGCCTTCTCAAGCTTATGAATGATCACGACTGAAACCGCTAAACAGGCAATGACCCTGTTTACGCGACCAGGGGCAGGAAAGGCAAAAATGAAATTCGACACGAGTCCAACAATGCCCTATGGCTGGAGCGTTCCTGGTGACGAATTGCCAATGCCCCGCGTTTTTCCGACCGAAAATCACGCCGATCTCATCAGCCTCTCCCAGATCCTGATGTGCTGGACGATCAGCCCTACAATGTGTGGCGAGCGCGAGTGTCAGCTTCACAAGACTGGCTTCACCGGCCTGAGCTTCGCGCAACTTTCCCCCTATGAGGCTGCCCGCATCCGAGCGTTCGCGGCCGGCCGGGGGAAGACGGTCTGCCGGATCGATCGGATCGAGGCCGGCATGGACACCGACTACGCATTCAAGCGCCGGGTGCGCTGTCTCGCCGGAACGATCTGGCTGAAGCATGATGAGGACATTGCTGCGTTCAAGACGCTGCTCAATGAAATCCCACCGCGGTCTTGTGAGTTCCTGATCGAGAACAGCCGGTTCACCCCGGATCTTCGCGAGCGCCTCAAAGGGAAGAACTGGACACAGATCCGCTCCGACCGTGAGGAGGAGCAGGCCACCTCGATCTTCTCGTGCGAAAGCTGCAAAGAAGCTGTTTACGTCAGAATGATGTGTTCCGCCGATGCTTGAATTTCCTGATGTAGAATTCGAGATACTTACGAGTTCGGTTAAAAATCATGAACTGTATAAGTACGCGGTCTTCAAGAGGACCGTTGCATCAGGCCATCCCGCCTATACGAACGGATGGGTGGGATGGTTCTTCTACCATCTCTCGCCGATGGAACATGCTGCTCTACAAAAGGAAATCGATCGGCATCAAAATAGCTCACTGACAATCGAGCAGTTCACCATTCGCGATACGCATACGCATTACCGGATCACCTGTGAAAGCACAGTCAGGGCGATGTTGTTCGCAACCGATAAGGTCGGTCGATTGGTCGAGGCTGCAATTGAGGCCCTACCGCTCCGGAAATGCGAGCTTGCAGTCAACATTCAGGCGTTCGAGCAGTCCGGCCTGATCGAGCGGCTGGAGCAGCGCAACTGGCTGTATTTGCCCAGCACGGTGGCGGGAGATGACCGGGCGGTCATCTCCATTGAGGATTGCGAGGAACTCGCCCTGCTACGGCTGTACGAGGTCTAGCGCATCCGCTTGAACGACCCGTGCCGTCGGTGGGTGCGGGTCGTTGCTGTAGCGGTGGCCTGATGCAGGCGCATTCCGTTCGGGCCACCGGATCTGAAACAACGCGGTCCTGAGGACATCTTGCACCTCGTAGGCCCGGCGAGCGTCCTCCAGCACGTGATCATGCCCCAGGGAGTAATTCGCGCTCAACGAGTAGCCGAGCGTCACCCCGATGCCCTCCAGGAGCGTATGGACCTTCTCGATGTCATCCAGGCTGGCGATCGAGCGCCGATCGTCAGAGAGCGGGATGAAGCGCGGGATCTCGCCGTTTGAGATCATCCAGGCCAGCGAACCGAACTGGCCGGCCATGAGGCGTGCATAGAGGTCCACAGCCTTCCGGGTGGCTTCCGCCTGCTCGGGCGAGAGTTCGAGGAGGACTCGCTGGCTCATCACTCAGGCCGCCTCATCCAACAGTCGCACGACCCCGAAGCTCGGGCCGAACTCCATCAGGTGCGAGCCATTCAGCAGCGGATAGACGAATTCCGTCTCGGGACGGCGCACCTGGGGCTCGCCACCGCCATCCGGCGTCGTCACCCGCCGCAGCACCTTGATCCGATAGCGCAGGCCCGGCTCCAGAGCGATCTTGACGCCAATCGCCTCCAGGATCCCCTCGATGTAGCAGACACGGCCGCTGTCGACGTCGAGCCCCTCCAGGCCGCCGCTGGCGTCGCGGCGGCAGTGATCGAAGCTGCGCACGCGAACCCCTGGGGCGAGCCGGTGGCCGAAAATGTCCATGGTCGGAGTGAGATCCTCCGGCTCCACGACCGGCACGAACACCGTGCCGGCGCGGATCACATTGGGCAGGAACTCGGTCCGTGCATCAACCGTCAAATGGGCCTCCATTGTCGCTACGACAAAGATAGCCCATCACACGGTTTCGTCAAACCAACCTGCCGTAGCAATCAGGACTGATCGTACGGCCCTGGGAGACCCCCAGAAGCCGCGCGAGCAGGGCAAGGTCATCTCGCTGCACCGTCTCCAGGATCGCCTCCAGACGGCGTTTCCTGCGCTTCCAGCGGGCCATCCGGCGGGAGTGGCGCGTCCTCTCGCGCTCATACTCCTGATCAACCGTGGTCTGGTCGGTATAGCCGGTCGAGCCGCAGGGCGCACACTGAATGGTCGATGCGAGCAGCACTTTGCCCTTGCAGGCCGCGCAGACGAACCGCGTAGTCCCTCCGGGCCCCCAGATGTTGTTCCGGGTGTTCCAGGTGGCCGCGAACGCATCCCTGGTGGGTAGGGTTGGCTTTTCGGACTGAAGCCGCTGGCGGAGATGCACCTTCACGATGCACCCCCAGGCGCAAATACGAACATGCTGGAATGACCTGTCTGAAATCGGACAAGCGCCTTGAAAAGCGACGGCGCGACCAACGACCTAGCAGGAACTCACGGACCGGGCAATCATCTTGTCGTAAGCACGATCCCGGGGGTTCAAATCAGGACCAGAGCATCTTCATGAGGACCGCGGCATTCTCGCTCGTGGTCCTCCAGAGGACATAGATCCTGTCATTCGGACCAACTTCCCAGGAAACACTTCCCACTTCCAGGCAGTCGGAGGGGTAAGCATCTCGAAACCACACCAGAACCGACGAGTAGATTTCATCCAGGTGGCGCATACCCTTGTTGTGAGATGTTGCAACTTCAACGGCGTCAGGTGGCAGAACTTGGTCGTTTGACGAATCGATAACGCCCTTATTGCAGCGGTGAAACACCTTAGAACGCTGAAACTCGCGCCGAAGGTATGGAAGATCGAAACTCATGACCACTTCATCCGCATCATCAGCGTTGCATGTTTGTTGTCTGTCCGCCAGAGAATGTACGCGCGGCCGTCTTGCCTACTAAACTGCCAAGCTACCGATCCCGTCTCCAGCCGGCTTTGTGGGAACGTCTCGGCGAACCATGTGAGAATTTCAGGGCGGACAACATTCGAGATGTCCCAGGGCCTGTCGAGATCATGGACAGTCACTACTGGCAGGCAATGCGTAGAAATCAAGCCGTCAAATTCTCGACCAATAATGCCGTTTCGCACAAAAATAACGCTCCCCGAGTTAATTTCCTCGGTGTGCAAATAGTCCATATCGGCTGTCACGACCACCTCATCCGCATCATCACGGCAGCGTTCTCATTGTCTGTTCGCCAAAGAATATAAGATCGCGCATCCCACTCGAACTGCCAAGCCACCCCGCCTGTCTCCAGCCGACTCTGTGGGTACTCATTCGCAAACCAATGGAGGATGTCATACCGTACCGTGGTAACAAGAACTCCCACATCCATGGGTTCATGAGAGGTCACCACAGGGAACATGGAAGACCGAAAACGGAAACACTGATCCTCCCCAACACTGCCGTTCCGAGCAAATAGGACGAACTCTGACCTATTTTCCTCATCGAGAAGGTAGCCCATGTTGGCTGTCATGACCACCTCATGCACATCATCACGGCAGCGACTTCGCTGCTGACCAGCCAGTAGTGATAGATATGTGTGTCATCCCAGGCCCAACTCAATGATCCATTGATCAGACCGTCCTCCGGGTACTCAGACGCAAACCAGTCACGCACTTTGTACATGATGCTCGCTGCCTTCATGTCCAAAGCTATGCCAACAGAGTCGTCCGGTATCATGTGCGCCGTGACTACCTCGACGTAATCCGCTGGCTGTTCAAATAAAAGCGCATTCCTGCTGGTCAGCACATGCCCGCTACGAATATAGTAGGCTTGCGATTGGAGATAAAGGTGACGAAGACGTTCATAAGGGTCGCTCATGAGAGGATTTCCATCGAGCCAGTTCTCACGAAAACATCAGCTTCATCATCACGGGAGCATCCGGTTCGTCTGTCCGCCAGACCAGAGAAAAGCGCCGCCCGCCCAGAAGACAAAAATTGAGCGCATCCGTCTCCAGGTGCGATCCCGGATAGGTCTCCAGGAACCAGTCCATTATCCTCCGACGCAGGCAGATCACTGACTCGTCCTGCCTGCACTCGGCCTCCATGATGAACTCGATCAGGCCCTCGGTCGGCCAGTGCCGGCGGGACTTCTCAATCAGGATGACGCGGCCACGGCGGGCCGCGCTGATCAGGGGATCGCGTCGGTGCTGCTTCGTTTTGCGCATGCCCCGTTATACCAGGGCGGCTCGGGTGACCGCATTATTCACGACCACCTCATGCGCATCATCACGGCCGCGCTCTCGTTGTCGGTCTTCCAGTAGCGGCGGAAACTCTTCGGCCACTCAATGCGCCAAGACATATGCCCGGTGAGGAGGCACGAGTGCGGGTACTCTTCGGCGAACCAGCAGAGAATGTCATCAGCCTTGGCCTTCGCCGATTTCCAGTCCAAATCGGTCTCGACATCGAACAGGGCCAGCCGGTCTCCATTCCAGAGGAACGGATGGTCCAGCGCGGCCGAACCCCCTGGGCCTCGAACCCGCAGAAGGTATTTCTGCCCATGGCAAACCGCCTGGATGACCTGCTGCTCGCAGAGCAGCGGCACAGATCCATCATCGTCAATCGCATCGGGGCACGTCAGCATGCGTCAGATCTACCATGCCGGGTAGACGGAGCGCATTATTCAGGACCAGCGCATACGCATCATCACTGCGGCGCTCGGATTGTCGGTTCGCCAGAACGTTTGAATATGATAGACATCGTTGATGAACTTGTAGGAACCAATGCGGGTTTCCAGATATGAGTCTGGATAGTTCTCACTGAACCAACCAAGCACTAAGCGTCGTATGCTACCCATCGTCCCACCAGACGCACGCTCGTTTATTATTTCGACCTCGACCAGCGCGGCTGGACGCTTGACGAAACGTTGTAACTCCATACGGATTTCACCGTTCCGGTAATAGTTGACATAGGAAGACGTCATGTTTGTGATCCTTTAAGCCCAGCGCATGCGCATGATCAGCGCGGCGTGCTCATTATCGGTTAACCATAGCGTTGGTAATTGGCTGTAATCGTGAAAACTAAAGTCGCTCCCAGCCAGGATCAAGCACGAGTGCGGATACTCCTCGGCAAACCAAGTGTGAACATCGACTAAACGCCGGCCATTGTGCGCCGCAAAATAGCTCACGGCAATTTTGACCGAACGCAAGTCAAGAGGTTCGCCGTTCCAGAAGAACTTCTCGTTCAGCACGTCCTCCGGCTTCAGCCTCCTCGTCCGTAAAGAATACCACACCCTATGGCAGGTCGCATGGATGGTTCTCCGTATGTTCGCTGTCTCAGGAAGCATGAATGAGCAGGTCAGCATGGTTCAGGACCACAGCATCCGCACCATCACTGCGGCCTGCTCGTTGTCGGTCATCCACTTGGTGACAAACACCTGTTCTGGTTTAATAAAGTCTTGATCTATGGCGATTAGACAAGACTCGGGGTAGGTCTCGGCAAACCATTGGTGTAGCTCCGGGAATCGATGACCTTCGCTTTCAGCAATCCTCGATTCCGTCTCAAAAAGATTGAGGCGGTCGCCGTTCCAGTGGAACTCGTACCGGTCGTGAAATTCACGTGGACTATACGGAATCGTTATTTCAACTACAGAGCCCTGGCAAATCGCGCATATAAACAGCCTGCTGTCGTATTTTTCAGAGATCGCCGGATCGACGTTGTGGATGCAGGTCAACATGAGTGAGCCCTAGCACGGGTGAGGGTCGGAACGCATTATTCAGGACCAGCGCATGCGCATCATCAGCCCTGCCTGCTCGTTGTCGGTCCACCAGTTCCACTGTATCCGTGTCAGGTCGATGTCCTGCCATTGCACGTAGCGCGAAATAAGAAACGATGAAGGATATTCCTCAGCAAACCAGTTCAATATGTCGGTGCTGAGTTCCGTCCAAGATCCATCCTGTCGATGGTGTACCGTCGTCGCGCATACCAGCTTTAATTCCTCACCGTTCCAGTAAAACGGCCCCGCAGTAGCTTTTGAAAAGTTGGCCTGACTAACAGATAAACACTGCCTCTGACCGCAGCATGCGGCTTTGATTTCACAGAGTGTCGTGAAAGTAAGCTCTGGCCGGAACTCGATCTGGTACGGAGATGTGATCATGAACGAGTGTTAGCACGGGCGAGGATTGGGGCGCATTATTCTCGTTTAGAGCTAAAACGAAGACAATTCGCGCAAACAATATAAATAGTTCGATACTTGAGGATCGAACTTGTTTTATATTGTTTACCGCACAACCAATTTGCTCAATGGAAAAATCTACATCGGGATCCACGAAACGAACGATTTGGATGATGGGTACCTCGGTTCTGGAGTTTTGATTCAGAGGGCCCTTGCAAAATATGGCCGGGAGAATTTCTCACGTGAGATCCTGTTCACGTTCGTCAACCGTGATGCGACGATCGCAAAAGAGGCGGAACTTGTCACTGAAGAATTTGTCGCGCGCGAGGACACGTACAATCTGACAGTCGGAGGGTACGGTGGCTTTCACTACGTCAATAAAGCCGGCCGTAACATTTATGAAGGCCATGCTGAGATCGCACGCGAGCATCAGAAACTTGCAGTTGCTGCTGCAAACAGCCGGAGAAGCGATGCAGAGTTCAAAGCTGCGTGGGACCGTGCTGCGAGAGATGGCCTGAGGCGCTACTTCGACGAAGGCGGCCAGAACGGCTTTGCCGGCAAGAGCCATTCGGAAGAAACAAAAAAGTTGATCGGCTCTATCAACGCTGTTCGTCAACGCGGCTCAGGAAATAGCCAATACGGAACCTGTTGGGTTCACAACGTTGATCTCAAGGAGAGTCGGAAGGTGCCTGCGCCCGAGCTTGCTACTTGGGAAGCAATAGGATGGAAGAAGGGGAGAAAGATCAAATGGTAAAAATGGCTCCGGCGGTACGAATTGAACGTACGACATCGATGTTAACAGCATCGCGCTCTGCCAACTGAGCTACGCCGGAATAACCACTGATTTATTTATCATCTATACCCATTTTCACCGCACCGTTCAATATTATTCTCCACCAAGCATCAGCAAATGCATCGCCTCAGCCGGGGTCGGTGCGACCCAGTAGGTGCGGTAACCTCTTGCCACCGTGTCGAAATCGTAGCCCAACAGGACGAGATTGCTATCGGGATGGCTATCGAGATGGCGTTCCGCTAGCCTCCGAACTCTGTTTGTCATGCGTGATGCAAAACCACCTTTCAAATTTCGATGAAATAGCACCTCAACGAAGGTTCCCTCGCAGCGTGCCTTGGCAAGATCAATGAGCAGCACCTCCCATTGCAGCAGTTGCCGGCGCTCACCGAGGTAGAAGATTTCACAGCCGCTTTCCTGAGAGCCTGCTCGCGAAAAATACATCTCAAGCCTCACTCATCAGGCTCATCTGGACGGCCTGCGCAACCGTGTTGGTCAGCCAGTGATAGGCGTTCAGCTTGGTCCGCTGATCGTACTGGTAGCCCAGGAACACGAGCACGTCGTCCGGATAGAGGTCATGGAAGGCGCGGGCAAGGCGCGCGCTGTGCTCGTCGCGCTCGCCGATCGGCGGGAACCGCAGATGCCACGCTCGCACTCTGCCCGGGGGAGGCGAGCTAACCGAGGCCAACGGCGGGGGAGGGCAGGTGACCGCGACGAACGTGCCTTCGCGCTTGGCCCGCTTGACGTCGAGCGCCCAGACCTCCCAGCGATGGAGTTCCACCCAGGTGTCTTGGAAAACCATATAGCAGCCGGTGAGATCGTTCCGCTGTGTGTTCAAGTAGATCATTTCAAGTATCGTTGTCGCAACTGTACAAATCCATAGGGGTATAGTTAAATTCCCGCAATCATCAAATCGCCCACTTCATCATCATCATCTGAGCGACGTTCTCATCACTGACAAGCCAATTCTGCGCAAGATAGCCGAACTTCCTATGCTCCCATGAGACGTAGCCTAGGTTCACCGATACGGAGGGATAGTGCTCGGCGAGCCACGCGCGCACCGCAATGATATGGTCTTGGCGATGGCGCAACCAATGGCGGCCATCGTCCGGAAGACGATAGAACGTCTGTGCGAGAGTTAGATGATCTCCCATCGGCATTCTTCCCAGAAGTGGTTTCAAAACGGCGTTATTGATGATCTTACTTTTAACGCCGTGTTGCCCTCATACACGCTCTCCCCCGACGACCTTCGCGCCCAGATAGTTCTGAAACGCAGACTAACATCTCGTCAAGGTGCACTGCACCACGATCAGCAGGGATTCCGCAGCCATGAACGGATGACCCTGATCCCAGCTATGGGATCGCGGTTCTGGCTTTCAAAATTCACGTCGCGGTGTCTCGCGACCAGCGCATGGTCAGATAGGTAGCAACCGCTTCTGAGTAGGTCCGCCAAATTGTCTTACAGAGATCTATATCAACATATATGCAGTCATCCAGAAGCAGTGTTTCCAATGGGTGGGTCTCACGCTGCCAATCCATGACTTCTTCAATATGGCTGTTGCATTGATCGAAGACCGGTGCCCACCAGTGATCATGGTCGGGCCTTGCGAACGTCTCGACAAGGATCTCGGTCACGGCTGGCTCCAGAGCAGCGTCATCAGTGTGGCGGCTTTTTCATCGGAGACTTTCCAAGAGAGCTTGCAGACCTCCATGGTGATCCAATTGAGGTCCACAAAGGTTATACTTGCGTCTGGGTAGTTCGTGGATAACCACGCCTCTACCTTTCGCTGGTGGTCCTGTATGGCTGGAATATAAACTAAGGATAGCTGACTTTCTTCTCGCATGTATGTCGAACAATCAAACATTACGATTGGGCCCACTTCAAAGTCATCATTAGCGCGGCATTTTCGTCGGAAATCTCCCATGTAGTTTCGCGGACATCTCCAGTTATCCATCTACCACCGCGTTGAAACCAAGTGGCGTCGGGATAGTTATCACGGATCCAAGCTGCAACATCTTTGATATGCCTATTGATTGAGGTGCAGTAGATTAATGGTTCGGTGCTTGGCTCGGAGACGTATGTAAAGCATGTGAACATCGCTAGGGTGCCCACTTCATGGTCATCATCAGTGCAATGCGTTCGTCATGGATCGTCCACTCGCACCATCCGAGACCAAGCTGTTCGTCATAGCCCTGGCAGGGCTCGACGAGGCGCGTTCCCGGGTGGTTCTCGATCAGCCAGCGCATGACTTCGTCGAGGTGCGCGCGAACGCCCTCGACGATCTTCCAGCGCCGGTAATGCAGGCCGGTGGAAGGGAAGTAGGTGCGCGCGGTCAAAAATTCGGTCATTACGACCACCGCAGGGCCATCATCGTGGCCAGGGTGGAGTCATCCACGATCCACTCGACCTTCTGAGTTTCATTCGAGAGCAGATGTTCGGGCGATCGCGTGCAGATGATGGATCCATACGGGCGCTCGGCGAGATACCAGAGCCGTATCGCTGTGCGGTACTCGGCAAAGACTTGGTGGCGCCTTATGATGGAGCGAATGCCTCGATAGTGCTCCGGCACGGTGTAGTAGGTGGTTACGTCAAACCACGGTCTTGGATGAAGCATGGCCCACAATGTCATCAGCACGAAAGCGACCAAAAAAGAAGCCGGTACATACTGTCTTGCGAAAGCATATACCGGCCAGATGAGGTTTGTTGAAAGTACGTATGGGGGGCGGCTTACTTGGCCAGCCGCTCGATTGCCGCGTAAACCGTACGAACGGTGCCGCGGTCGAGATCCTTACATGCCTCAGAGAGTTCCTGGTAGGGAACCATCATCTCCTCGCCGGTTTCACTGAGGCGGCTGGTGACACCCTGAGACTTTTTCGTTTCCATCCAAGCGTCGTGAACTTCTGCGGATACAAGTTCGATATCGGGTAAATCAGGCACTAAAAAAATCAACTATCAAAAGCGTATCAAGTAGGTTGCCGGAACTCTGCCGGCGAGGTTGCGGGAAGGGTTACCCTTGAGATTACAGGGTTGTGTGACCGGTCTTCTGGAGCGTACGGGCCGGTTCCCACCGGACCTTCCTCCATCATCCACGTCGTGGACTTGCGCCTCACGTCGTATCCAGTCAGTGCCGCCTTTTTGCTGGTGCTCCAGTCTCCACGGGATCCTTGGGGGATCGTCCGCTTCATCGACCAGCCAGCCGAGTGGCATGTCTCGTGACGTCGAATGCTATTCGACGGCTGTCTACCCACCGCCCCTTCGGGGAGCGCTCAGGCTTGCGGGCCCTATGAGTGTCTTGCCATCAACGACCCAAACCCTTGGGAGGTCGAGATCGGCCAGATTGCCCTTCCGGGGTCCTGGCGTTAGGCACCTTTCACATTCGACCGGGACAGGCTTTCCATTTTTAAGATGATCAAGCCAGATCTGTAGATTGTTCCATCAGAGACGTGCTGTCCCGCCGCTCCATGCGTTTCCGCACGGAATACGACACGCCTCGTTCCCCTCGCGGTGCGCGCTACTAGGAGTGACATTTGGACGACCCCGGCATCTCTGCCGAAACCACCCTGAGTCATGCCGGACGCTCTTGCCTGCGGGGCTCGAACTGGACCGACTATCCGTTACCATCCGCTTCGTGCCGGTGTTGCATGTCCAGACCGCAGGGTGCAACGCCCGCTATGACGAACGTGCCTCCGACACGGCCGAAGCCGTGCCAGGGCAGTGAGCCCGCCACTCCCCAGCCAAGGGGAGCCTGAACCCGGCCGTTCCGCTTAGCTCCGTATAAGCGCCGAAGCGCCCGATACCTACGAAGCACCTCCTTTGGGGAGGTCGGCTCGGACCTGCATAGATGAACCGCCTTGTGAGCGGCGCAGGGTTGTGGAGTCCCTGCTTTGGGCCGGTTGCCCGGCTTATCCTAACGACGCTATGCCGCCAAACTCTGACGATCTTAACAATCCAGCGACGTGGTGGCGAATTGTTTTTGATCGTTTACGCTTCCGAGGAACCGTCGTTTCCGTCGGCGTCCTCATCATTTCTCTTGTATATCCTGGAACGATTCGTCGGCGCAATATCGAATTTCAGGATTTCAGGTTCATTGTGTTCCCGGGGGGTCAAGGCACATTGGGAACGGTCAGGATCCTGTGTGAAACATCATCTTGAACAGGGCAGCGTCACGGCACCGCTCGAACACTGCGGCGCGGCGAGCGATCATATAGCGGTTCCAGCAGTTCTCTGCGCACCATTCACGCGCCTCGGTCTCGCGCGTCATCGGATACTCGACCAGGAGGAGATTTTCGCCCTGGCGCTTCCAGGCTGGGAATTCGGCCGCTGCGAGCCGCTTCCAGTCCTTGGTCGAGACCTTCTGGTGCTCGGCGAAGGGAAGCACATGCTGATGGACGTTCGCCTCGTACTGATAGATCCGACGATCCTCGGGCGTCGGCTCGAACCAGCGCCGCTTGAGCCGTGCACGCATGTCGATGACCTCGCCCGGTGGGGCTGGATCCGCAGCCTGCTCCAGCACAACCACACCGGCCATGAACGGCAGCCACATCTGATCGCGATCATACTGGCCATACAGGACGAGCGGTTGCTCGACCTGGATGACGCGTAGCCGGTTGAGCTTGTCCCGAAACAGGGCTTGGGAGAGCATCAGAGATCGCTCAGCGGTTCGGGCTAGCCGCGATGAAGCGCTCGACCAGCCCGTTGATCCCGAGCGAGGTCAGAAACACGACGAGGAAGCCCCAGAGGAGGTTAAGCGCCATGCAGTAGCCACCGATGGCGGGTATCTCGCCGAGCGTACGTAGCAGGATCGACTTGATCACGAGCGTGCCCAAATAGCCGATCCCGACTCCAAGCAGGCACAGCCCGAGGATGGCGCTCACACAATAGAGCGCGAACTTCCATTCAGGAGACATGACGCACTCACATATGGCTAAAGAGGGGGACGAAGCGCGATCAGTCACGCTTCAGATGAGGGTATTTTCGCAAAAACAAGTAGTGATCCACCTTACCCGAATAATAGATCATTCCGCCATAACACAGCATGAAGAGCGGCGGCGTGTTCAACAGGAACAGATTGGTGCCGTACTTCCGACCGAACGTCAAAATGACGTCGGAGATGCCGATGATCAGTGAGAAGCCGATGACATGAATGACCGCATAGAGCATCCACTTAAGCCGACGTTCCGTGTGAGCAAACCAGCCGAGCATGGCAGCGACGGTCGGTGTCTCTCGCTGGGCAGCAATGGCTATGCCGGCCACCATGGCCACCAGCGCGAGCCAGAACACTACCCAGGCCGCGCTCACGCAATCGATCCAGCCACAGATGACCAGCGCCGCATAAGCGACACTCCCAATCGCCAGGACGACACCCGAAAGGATGCCGCCCTCCTTGAGAGCCTCTTTGAGTTCCTGCATCACGCGGCCTGCTTGATCAGGAGCGGCACGGCCGCGAGGGCCGACGCTTCACTCGGGTAGGGACCGAAGGGGTCGCCGAGATTCTTGCCGTCCACCTTCAACTGCACGTAGACGCCGACATCCTCCGGGGCAGCAGTGCCCGGATCGATCTCGAACAGTTCCGGAATGATGGTGGACGGCATGGTGATCTCCTGTGGTTAGTCGAGAGAGTTCAGGTGGATCTGGAGGTTCCACGACTCGCGGAAACCCCTCTTGACTAGATCGTCCTTCAGGCTCTGCCAGGGACGGCCGGTCGAGCGGAACACGCCGCTGTCGATCTCCTTGAGATCATTCGGCAGCAGGTGGCCGATATCGAGCTTACCCTTGAAGAACTCGCCATGCTCGTCGAAGTAGGACTTCGGGCAGAAGTAGACGATGTTCCCACGCTCGGGACCCTGCTGGTCGCAGCAGAAGATGAACTCCTCGCCCTTGTAGGACTTGAGGTTCGCCTGCCGGGCGCTCTCGCTCATCGTGGCCAGTTCGAGCGCGCGCTCGTTCCAGGGCCGCGCCGGAAGCGCCTCGGTCTCGGCCTCTTTCTCGACGACCGGTTCACCGTACTTGTCGACCGTCTGGATCTCACCCTTGATCCCGTAGAGGTCGATGGTGTCCACGACCTTCTGGGCGTTCTGCTCGCGCACGAAGGCGATCCAGCAGCCCTCGGCGTTGTTGCGGAACACCGCGTGGGACGCGGTAAGGTCGAAGCCCGTGGTGACCAGATGGCCGACGACAGTCTGCACCTTCTCGCCCTTGACGTTCACCCGGAAGAACTTCGCGATACGACCCTTGGGGTCGATCTCGGCGTTCTCATTGGGCAGGTAGGGATCGTCGAGGAAATCCTGGAAGGACTGGCTGTACTCGAAGCCCCGGCCCATCAGGCTCGACGCCATCTCGGCGCGGCTGCGATCGTCCCGCATCGCGATGATGTCGCGATCGAGCGAGATCGAGCGGGGCACCCGCGCGAGCACCTCCTTGGCGATCAGGCGAATGCCCGTGCCGGTCTTGGTCTCCTCACCGTTTGCATCAAGCGGCGGACCAAAGGCGAAGCAGTAATGGTCGGGCTCGACACGGTCGAGCACCGTGACGCTCGGCGGCGTGACGCCATCGATCTCAACCTGCTCGCTCGACTGCCGCTCACCGCGACCCTTGATGCGATTGTGCTGGTCGGTGGCCTGCTTGGCCTCCTCGTCATCCATACCCTTGACGCCGAACGCCGAGTCGATGCGGAACGAGCCGTCCGGGTTGAAGCCGACCGTCACATCGGTGATGCGGGCATTCGGATCTGTCGGCCCCTGATCGGGGCTGAAGGATTCACCGGAGAGTTCACCGCGGGCCGCGGCGGCGGCACCGATCTGGCGGTACTTCTCGTCCTGCTTCTTCTGCTCGTCCGTCCGAAAATCGTGCGGATCGTGCCAGTCGAGCGCGTGGATCTCGGCGATCGAGCGGTTGTCGGACGCATCATCGCCCGAGGCTGTGTCCGGCGGGAGCGTGTCCATCATCTTCGTGTGGGCGTTCAGGGTCGCGTTGAGCGACCCAATCTGAATGCTGAACTCCGCAGCGAATCGCTCCGCCTGAGCGTCGTCGCTGTGCTCGAAGATGTACGGGGGCTTCTTGAACTTGGAGATATCATCGTCCGACATCATCTCCATGAAGTCGGCGACATGCTCGTCCACATAGAGGTTGTCGTTCGCGCGCCCTGCGGCGTCGGCATAGAACTTGTCGATTTCGGGAACAGTGGTGGCCGCGGCGACAATCGTGGTGCGCCCCCGGCGAAAACCATACAGCATTGGAAATCCTGAAGAATGAAGCGTTTGGTGCCGGATTGTATCCGGCGGCAACATCCAATTCCTATCAGGGCAGCACGAGCCGTGTCAAATGCAATCTGATTTCGTCTCACACGCCTGGGAGCGCGGCAGGCCGCTCCTCGATGGCGGCAAAGACGACCCGTGTGAAGCCCTCTTCCGTGGTAGGCGGCTGGTAGGACTTGCGCATCTGCTCGATCACGAACGGCGGGATCGCCTTGCCGGTCTCTGCCGCGCGCCGGTCCAGGCGCTCCTGCAATACCGCGGGATCGAGTTCGAACACGACGGCTTCACATTCGTGGGTGGCCGGCACGAGACTGAGGAATCGGCGACGAGTCTTTTGGCTCATGTTGGTGCGGTCGATTACCACGGATCTGCCGGCGGCGAGCGCGGCTCGAAAGGTCTCCATGAGGTCGCGCTCGATCGCCTTCAGATCGACGACCTTGAACGCTTGGCTGTAGGTCATCCCGTTCTCAGCGGCGAAGCGATTGACATGATCGTCCGAGGAGATCACAACAATCTCCTCTGCCAGACCCGCGCGCCACGTTGACTTGCCCGACCCAGGAAGG